CGAGTTCGGCAACCGCGTGTACATCCGCGGCGACAGCCCGACCCACGCCTTGTTCGTCCTGCCCGCCGACCCCACATGCAAGGGAGCGCCGTGAACGGCTGGGAACCGTGGCACTACGTCGTCATCCTGATCAGCTCGCATCTAGTCGCGATGTCCATCGGAGCGCTGATCTGCTCCGCTTACGTGAGGTTCCGCCGATGAGCGACACGATTCTGAAGCCGGGAATCACCGTAGTGATCCCGACCATCCCGCCGCGTACGGCGCTGCTGAATCGCGCGCTCCGGAGCGTGTTCGCCCAGACCATGCCCGCGACCGCCGTGTCGGTTGCTGTGGACCTGAACCGCGAGGGGGCGGCCAGCACCCGACAACGTGCGCTCGACGCCGTATGGACCCGCTGGGTGGCGTTTCTGGACGACGACGACGAGCTGCTGCCCAACCATCTGGAGACGCTGTTCGGCGCCGCCGAGGTGAACGAAGCGTCCTACGTGTGGTCGCGCTACCGCGTGGCCTACCCCATCCACCACGTCGGCGCCATGGGAGCGAACCTGCCGCTACACAAGTTCGCTCGTCCCGAAGGCGACCCGTACCCGCTGGGCCGCGGGACGTTCGAGCAGTGGAACGACGACCAGCCCGCACAGACCACGATCACCACGCTGGTGCGGACCGAGCTGGCGCGGGAGGTCGGCGGCTTCACTCCGACTCCGCTGCTCGACGACGAGATCGACGGACAGCGCGCCGGAGAGGACTGGGACTTCACGCTGAGGTGCCGGGCCGCCGCCGGTCTGTCCGGGATGCTGCACGTGCCGGTCACCACCTGGTACTACCACCACCACGAGAGCAACACCTCCGGCCTGCCGGACCGCTGGTAGGGTCGGCGCTGGAGGTCAGCAGCCGCGGCATCCACAGGAAGCCCGCACCACCGGAAAGGGTGCGGGCTTCCTGCTGTTCAGGCCCGAGGGGTGCCCAGGTTGGTGACCGTGACCCGGCTCGGGTACACCGAGGCGTGACCGACCGCCAGCCCCGAGCCCGCGGACCGGAACAGGATGGCCAGCGTCACCGTGCCGCCGATGCGGTCGCCCGCCTGGACGCGCCACTTGGTCCCGGGCAGCCGACGGGCGTTGTTCTGCCAGCAGTAGAAGCCGCCGAAGCCGTTGGGCAGCGGGGTGTTCGTGCCCGAGCTGAGGCACCGGAGGATGACCGGCGCCCCCGGCACGCTGTTGTCGATCGCGGCCACGTCGAACTCCGCGTCGGCCGTCGCGGTACCGACTCCGAGCACGACCTCCGGTTGCCAGTCCAGCACGTTGCCCGCGACGGCCGAGACCGGCAGCGAGCGCCAGGCGGCGGGACACACGGTCCAGCTGCCGCTGACCCCCGCCAGCGCGCCGAAGGTGCCGACGAACGGGCCCGTGTCGGTGAACGCCAGGACCGTGCCGTCCAGACCGTTGGTGCCCGGGGCCCCGGGCGCCCCGTCCTGCCCATCGGCGCCTGGAGCTCCATCCTGACCGTCGGCACCCGGTGCACCGTCCTGTCCCGGAGCACCCGGGATTCCGGGAAGATCGTCAACCGGGATGTCACCGTTCGGGCCGGGCAGCGCGCCGCCGACGGACAGGACCCGCGTCTGGGTGGCGTCGACGGGCTCGGTGCCCGCGATCGTGGACAGGTCGACGGTCCCGCCCGCGGGCGCGAACGTGTACCGGGTCTCACTCCGGTGCCGAAGCGCGAAGTCGACGCGGTAGCTCCAGCCCGAGGTGTCGGTGCCGCCGTTGCTCGTCGCGGTGATGTCGCCGAGCACGGCACCCACGGTGTCCAGCGTGAGCACCACGGGCGCGCGGTCGATGGCGTAGCCGGGGTCGCCGAGCATCCGGAGCGCGGGCGGGACCTGGGTCAGGGTGATCGTGCCCTCGTCGGGCAGCCCGTTCGAGTCGAAGAACCGGCCGACCACGTGGCACGTGCTGGGCTGTGGAGGCGGGAAGACCATGGCGCTACCCCTCATTGATGCCGGATTGGTAAAGCCCCATCGGGGCCACCTTCGCCGAGTCGTTCGCGCTGCCCGCGCCGGGCCGGATGCGGCCCCAGACGCCGACGCTCACCCAGGCGGGGTCCCAGTAGGTCACCGCGTAGGGGCCGACGGTCGGTAGCGGGAACGCCTTGCTCCTGATCAGGCTGCCGTCCAGGCCCTTGCCGCCCGGCGCGGGCGCACCTGTGTCCCAGCTGTCGAACAGGAATCCGCCCGTGGTCGGCACGTCTCGTGGTCCGGGCAGGACCCCCTTGTTCCACCGGAGTTCGAATTCGGCAATCGCCGTGGTGGTGACGATGGCTTCCTGCACGCCGTAGCGCACGAAGACCGAGAACAGCTGGGACTCGGGCCGCCACGTGTGGCTGTAGAGCAGCGTCCAGGTGGTGCCGAGTGCCGCCGCCGTGCTCAGGTACGGGGCCGTCGGGTAGGCGGGCACGTGGATGCGCGGCTTGGCCACACCCCACCCGGCGCCCGCGGTGTCCGGACCGGAGACCTGGTTGCCCAGGTTGTCGGCGCTTCGCGCCACGCCGTAGAAGGTCTGGCGTAGCTCGCTCTGGATCTCGCGCGCGTGGCTGAGGCGGTCGGTCAGATCGAAGTCCCGACGGGGCACCGCGGGGATGTTGGCCGGGAGGACGGGATCGGTCACAGCGGCACCTCCGCGATCAACATCAGCTCCAGGTCGATGTCCTCCAGCGTCGCCAGGTCGGCGCCGATGATGCGGCACGTGTAGACGCCGTCCGGCACGCCGAGGTACCCCATCACCTGGAAGTCGCCGACGTCGCCGAGACTCCAGCTGCCGAGCTTGGGGCCGCTGCCATCGGGCGGGTTCATCCGCACGCGGGCGCGCACGATCCGGCTGCCGCGGTGGTAGGCGACCCAGTTGCCGTTCGCGTAGCCCTGAAGCTGGACTTGCGAGGACACCGAGCTGTGCGAGCCGTCGACGTCGTGCAACAGCGGCCATCCCTGGTTCGCCAGGATGTCGCCGCCCGCCGCCTGCTGCTGTCCCTTCAGCGTGACCGTGCCGCTGCTGGTGCCCGGCACGATGTAGACGTCGGCGATGCGGGACCCGCCACCCACGGGCGCGGCCATCACCAAACCCGAGTTCGAGATCCACTGGTGCCGACGGTCCTGGCGACCGAGGAACTGAGCGAGGTCGACTCGGTGCCGGACGAAGTCCATCGCCGTGGTGTCCGGGAAGTACGGCCGGAACTCGGCCTCCAGGCCGTCGTCCCCGTCGTCGGTCTGGTCGCGCAGCAGCTCTCCGACCCAGCTGTATTTCGACCCCGGGTAGAGCGCGCCCGCGCCGGCCACGCCGTTGAGCGCGGGTAGGTCGATCGGGAGGTCCCCGTTGGTCTGGGCCATGTCGTCGGTCAGGAAGCGGATGAACTGGTCTCGACGCGACAGCCCGACGTAGTTGCGGTCGACCAGCAGCGCGCGGCGCGTGTTGAACAGCTTCCACATGCCGCCGCAATCGAAGCTCCAGTCCTCGCCTTCAGGGTCGTACTCCGGGTGTTCCGACAGGGGGCCGTACTGGAGCACGAACGATCCACAACGGACGCCGAACGAGTAGCGCCACGGGTAGATGAAATCCGCGATTTGCTTCCTGTTGAACGACGCGGACATGGGCACGGTGAACGACAGCGGGCCCTCGGCGTTGATCCGCCACCCCGCGCGCGGGACGGCGGACAGCGGCAAGTCGTTCATCACCACCCGACCGGTCCGGGTCTCGGCGACGAACAGCGCCAACGGCGGCGTGGGCGCGGTCATGCCGGGATGATCTCGGCGACGAAGCGGTAGGACAGGCCGCCGTAGAAGCTGGCGTTGACGCCGTTGGCGGCCGAGGCCAGCACCCAGAACGACAGCACGTGCGACAGGCCGTCCGAGATCACCTGACCGGGGTAGGCAGCCACCCGGAGTTCGGTCTGCCCGCCGTTGGCCAGCGCCGAGTTGTTCCACCCCAGCGCGGTCGCGGGCGGTGGGAACGCGGGTCCCGCACCCGGACCGGTGTAGAGATCGGAGTCCAGGTTGATTTCCCCGTTGACCTCCCGAAACGCGCCCGTCGCGATTTGCCAGAGGATGTCGCCGTTAGCGCGGATCTTGTACGGAAAGCCCGGCCACGGGATCGTGATCTTGGCCGTGGCTACCGACGCCGACGCACCGGGGGCCAGCGTGGTCGCCAGCGTCTGCGCGGGCTGAGCGAGCTGCACGGCGCCGCACGTGCCCCGCCACGTCGTCCCGTCCCACCGATCGGTGAACGCGGGGTAGACACCCGCCGCGGGCCGGTAACGTTCCTCGCCGAGCACGAAGCCGACGTCGGTCCCGATGTTGGCGATGTCGTAGGGGAACATCACTCGCGGGGTACCGACGATGTTCGTGCCGCGACGGAAGTCGATGATCTGGGCCTGGGAGATCGTGTTGTCGTTCGTCGGCCGCTCGATCATCGCGATGATGTTGTAGCCATCGGGCGTGGTGGGTGGTGCACCCGCGGTGCCCGGAGTTGCGTTGATATTGAGCGAGCCGCCGACGGCGCCGGACCGGACGTCCAGGTACGGCCCGTTGTTCGTCACCGGGTCGGCCGTGTCCTGACTGACGTTCTTGTCCTTGACGCACACGTAGACCGCGTCATAGCGGCTGTTCGCTCCGGACGCGGCAGGGAGGTTCACCGTGATTGGGGTTGTGCCCTGCCACCCTCCCCAGTAGACACCGCGATCAGGACCGGCCACGTTCCCCTTGTGGGTGACGAAAAGACCGGGGTTCACCTGGACGCTTTGGCTGTTGCCCAGCTCCAGCACCTTCAGTTCCTGGGGCTCGGTGCCGACCAACCACCCGCGGTGCAGTACACCGCGACGAACGAAGCCGCCAACGCCTGGGGTGAACAGCAACCCCTGGTAGAACAGCTTCGACCAGTCGGCCTGGTTGTTCTGCCCGATCGTCGTGGAGCCCGCCTTCATCAGCGGGAACGCGTCTCCGGGTACTGCCACGGGTGCGGTCACTGCCTCAGCCTCCCTTGTACGTGTGGTAGTGGTAGCCCGACATCAGGCCCTGGTCGGTGACCAGCTGACTGCCGAAGCTGATCGTACGGGTGGACTTCGCCGGAATCCGGAACATCTGCGCCCGCTTGAGCACACCGGGCACGTAGACCCCGCCGACTTTGACCCCGCTGGTGCCCGTGTCGATCTCGATCGCGGTTCCGGGCGACAGCGTGCTGTTGTACTGCACGGTCTCCCCGGTCCCGCTGATCGACGCGAACGGCTGGGTCAGCCCGGTCCCGCCCGTGGCGGTCATCGTGATCACGACGCTGGCGGGCGAGTCGCCGCTGTTGGTCACGATGACCGTGCCATCGGCGCCGCCGCTGCCGCTCTGGTAGACCACGCCATCGCCCGACGTGCCCGTGCCGCCGTTCCACTGGATGCCGTCGCCCGACGTGCCCGTGCCGCCGTTGTAGAGCACACCGCCCGGCGCCTCGGACGGCAGACCGATCGGCCCCCACGTCTGCTGTGCCGCCGAGAACCACCGGGAGTCCGACGAGTACAGCTGGGTCTCGAAGGTGATCAGGCCGGACCGCTCGACGACCGGTTCCAGCGCGTCATCCAGCACTACGTAGGTCCAGCGGTCGCGACCGACCTCGGTCCGGCGCAGCACGTACTGAGTCTCCGCCGTCCCGCCGGAGCACAGCGCGCTGATCGCGTCCTGAGCCGCCTGGGAGTCCGCGCGGGACGTCGGTCGCCAGCAGCCCTTGACGTCGATCGAGCGCGGCCCCAGGTAGTGACCGCCGAGCCAATCGCCGTCGGCGCCCACCCGCGGGGTCTTGTTCATCTTCGGCGGCGGCGGGCCCTGCCATCCGCGCACCTGGGTGAGGTAGCGGTTGATCACGCCGTCGCCGAAGGCCAGCCCGTCGAGCGTCCACGTGTACGGCAAGACCGGGTACGGCATCACTTACCACCCTTCAACATGCGCTCCACGCGGCGGGACACCTTCAGGGCCAACGCGTCCAGGTCCATCGACGGCGGGGCCGTGACGGGGAACGTGTTGTAGTAGTTGTTAGTCACGCCGCCACCGGTCGCGGTGCCCGCATCCTGCAACGCCAGCGCGCCCGCCTTCGCATCGGACTCCATCCGCTGGGTCTGCTGCGCCGTCGCCACGTAGGTGGACCTGGACGGGAAGTCGATCTCCGGACCGTTCTCGCCCGTCATGCGCGCGCCCGCGAGACCGGACAGGTACGGCGTGGGACCGCCCGTGGCGCGCGCTCGCGGCTTGAACTGGTCGGGCCGCGACGGTCCGCCCGAGCGCCGGTTGCCGACCGCTGCCGCCGCGTTGGCAGCGGCCTGAGCGACCGCGGACGCGGCGGCACCCACCCCGGTGGTCACGACGTTGACGTAGACGGTCTTGTCCCTGATCGCCTGCACCCGGGACTCGACCTCGTTAGCCGCGCTGAGCGCGTTGGTCGGGTTGCCGTAGATGATCACAGTCCCGTCATCCATGTGCGTCACCGTGTAGTTGAGGTCCTTCAGCTTCTGCTCGGCCTCGGCCGTGATGCTGGTGACTCGGACCGGTGTGTTAGGTGCCAGCTCCTTCAGCTTGTTGTCCACCTTCTGGACGTCGGCCTGGGTGATGACCGCCGTACCGAGGTCGGTCACCTTGGTGACGACTTGCTCGGGCAGCAGGCCGTACTTGTCCGCCAGCGCGACCGCGGCATCCCGGTTGCCCAGCATGGTGGTCGCCATCTCGATGAACTTGTCCCGCGACAGGGTGAGGTCCGAGCGCACCCGCGCCGCCGCGTCGGTGTAGGTCATGCCCGACTCGACCAGGCCCTGAATCGACGCACCCGCGTTGGCGAACCCACCCTGAAGGCTGACAAGCTGGTTCTGGAGGTTGGACCCGTTCGCGGTCATCGTGTTGACCGTGCCATCGGCGTTGACCAGTTCCGCCCCCCAGCCCTTGGTCTGGTCCATCCCGGCCGCCAGCGCGTCGGCCATTCCGCGAAGGGTGTCGTTGAGACTCTGTACCGACTCCTCATAGGACGGCGTTCGACCGGCCAGCCGATCCAGGATCGTGATCAGCGCGTTGGCCTTGTCACCGACGTTGGCCATCGGTGAGTACAGCGTGGTGTAGGCGGATGCGAGCTTGCCCGCACCCTGCTGCGCCGCGGCGAGCGCGGGACTCATGGTGGACATCGCGTCCGCGGTGCCGCTCGACGCGGCGGCGAGGTCCTTGTTCCGCTGGACGGCCACACCGTAAGTGCCGTTCAGGTCGGTCAGGGTGTTGATGAAATCGTTGGCCAGCGCCTTTTTCTGCTGGAGGGCATCGG